ACGAGCGTTCTCAAACATTCGCTCAACCACATCCACATCTTCCATGAACACCGCAACAGGCACTGAATAGTTGAGCGTGTCAGCCATCCCGGCAACTAGGACGCCGATCACTTCTCCGTCAAGATTAAACACAGGCCCACCCGAATTTCCAGGGTAGGCAGGAGAAGTACTCTGAAAGGTTACATGCCATCCGTAACCATAGTCATATGAACTATCCAAGTCTCTCTGAGCCGCAGACAAAATGCCCAAGGAAACAGAGTTAAAGTTATCATACCCTAAAGGACTTCCGATGATATACAGAGCATCCCCAACTCGCATCTTTCCAATATCTGCCAGTTGTGCATAAGGAAGTTTCACATCTTCAGGCAAATTTAACTGAAAGAAAGCCACATCATAATCTACACTCTCTAATACGGATTTAACCCCATACTCCGTACCGTCATTAAGAGTAACCGTATACTCCCCATACTCTCCATCAGTTACGTGTTTAGCAGTGAAGACAACCCCATCCTCTGTTATAATACATCCTGATCCCTGACAAACTCCATGCTTATAGATATGAACTGCCACAGGAAGTGAATTCTCTACCTGATCTGCAATACCCATCTCCGGGGAGGCAAACACCCAGGCGGTTATTGGAACTAAGGCACAAACTGCAACTGCCAGAATCACAATAAACATTAGATCAAATCTCTTTTCCCATGTCATTTTCCTGTCTCCACCTGTGCTGATTGCCGTTCTGAGTTAGCTTCTCGACTAGGGCCGCTTGCTCCTAGCGAATCGTTCATTTGTAAAGTTTCCTCTCCCTTGCCTTGAGGTTGCATCTTATAGGGAACAATATCCGTGGGCTTTGGTACCGCCGTATGGTATAGCTGATTGAAATCTTCCAGCCCAAGATACTCGCCCATTCGCTTTGTGGCCTCAGGAACGTCGAACATAGCCCCTTGCTGTGCCGCAATGCTCAAAGTCGGCAGAACCCACTGTGAACTCAATTGCATCAACCTCTGATACTTCATCTCAGGTGACATTCTTTGAGTTGAGTATTCCTTAACACTGAACACAAAATCATAAAAATCTCCAACCTTATCCGCTTGAGAGAAGACCTCAGGGAAATTTGCCACGCCTGGAATCTCTTTTACCACAGGAACGTAAACTGTCGGATCAGTCCAAACTTTCCAAGCTAGTTTGGTTATAATCGAAGTCATAAAATCATGGAAACGGGAATACATATTTCCAACAATTCGACTTGCATTCTGATAAATCATCTTCTCCTGGCCTAAAGTTGGAGCCTCTGCTCCACGACCGGCCATAATCTCCGACGTTCCTCCTGACTTGTTGAACAAATCCTCCACAAACTGCATGTAAGGCATGGACTGCATGTTCATGCCCCCAAAGGAAGCCGTCATCACTGAATCCTTTGGGTCTTTGGTAAGAAGCACATCCATGTTTCTAGCAGATTCAACTTTCTCGGCAAGGTCTTTGTTGGCATTGTCTGCAATAATGATGTCTTTCTGACTTTCGGCTTGCTCTCTAGCCGCTCTAGCCACGATATTCATTGTCACATCCTGATCGTGCCAGAACCAAGCTGGGGGGATTGGGATTGAGCTATTCGGGAAGAACTTATAGCCCAAGTAATCATAAGGGCTCTCATTAGGCCCATCCTCTTCCACAGTTCGGAGAATCTTAGCCTTGTTACCTTCAGGCATGATGGTAACAGTAACGTTCTCATCATACAGATAAAGATCGATAAAGGTAGTATAGTCCCTCAAGGCTGCTTTTCGCATGTCAAATCCCGGCTCAGAAATCATTTCAGGCCGAAGGTCGTTGATTAACTTACAGTCAGGAAGAATAAAATCTGCATCCTTGCTAAATAGTTCTTTTGCATAATCCGTAGGAAGTCGATAAACATCTCCCTCAAACACAAAATCTGATCTCGTTTTAGCAAGAGGATCACCAATGTAATCAGTGTCGTGGATGACTCGTACCGTCGGAGCCCCTGACATGATGACTTCATTTTCTAGTGAGATATTTCGATCATACTCTGTGAAGGTGCGAGTAATTCCTGCTCCAAACATTGAGTTAAAAGCCGCTGGAATCAATACACTCTCGGCAAAGTTCATCTTTCGGAGAAGGAAATTCAATGCTAACTGAGTTGTGTAAGCCCAAGGTTTGTAATTAACTGCTAACGTCTCTACCATCACTTGAGGAATTCCTTCCACAAGATAAGGCACAATGGTATATACTCCACGATCCATCAAGTTAATTAAATGCTCTCGTGCGTATTCCTTTTCAAAAAAACCACTTGCCCACAACTGAAGCAGTTTGTGTTGGTGTTTTATTGCCGTCTCATTCCTCCGCTTCCACAGCTTCACTAGCTGCTGAAGTCGCACAGGAAATGGAGTTTTTTTATCTTGGGCGTAAAGTGTATGGGCCATTAATACCAGTACCTCTTAGCTTCTCTACCTAATTTCTTTTTTCTTTCCTTCTCTTGCCTTTCCCAATAAGAGAAAGAGCCGTAAGGGGGATTAGCTGCAAATTCAAACTCCCCTTTTTCTACTTCCTTTGCTCCCAAAACACACAGGCCAGCAGCGATTCCACGGTCCCCGTGCCTCTCTGCTGCCCCTGTTCCTAAATCTGCTTTGCTTGAGGCAACAATTCCTTGTCCTTTTTCTTTGAAGATGTAATCGCCCAACTCTGATATCAATTCCTTATCCCGTGGAATAAAGCAGAAATAAGTATCATCATTGGATAAACCTGCACTCAGAGCGACTCCCAAATCTCCAAGCAGTGATTCTTTTGCTTTCGTATTGCTTCGCCATCCCCACTTCTTTGTCTTCTTCCGTGTTTTCGCATCTTCAACCCTCTGTGTATACACTGAGTAATAACGGTTGAAGATTACTCTGTTACCAAATGTCTGTCCACACCCTGCATTCGATTCCCAAACCAAAAACACGGGATTGATTCCACCTATCCAGTAAGACAAAGCAACCATCATATCAGCGAAGTCTTCCGGTTTTGTTCCAGCATCAGCCCATGAGCCTACCTGTTCTTTGGTATTCAGGTCATACACACAAGCAGCAGAGTTTGCTGATCCCAAGCCATATGACGGGTCTACCCCAATCACATAGTTGTGGCGTTGATTTGGCCTCTCCCAGGGCAGTTCGCCCCACCACTTGAGCCGTCGAGCCCCGCCGACGTAGAACATGGGGCTTTCGGGGTCCACGGTGCCGTCTGGTCGCCGAGCAAAACTGATCTCGCCCTCAAAGTCCGGCTGCCGGGTGAACCTCTTCTCTACCATTGCCAGCATGTCGTGGTCGAAGGGGGCGTCGGCCGCTCCCAACGGAGTCCCGCAAACATTACAGATGAAGTCTCTACGGTTGCCTTTTCGCTTGAATTGCTGGTAATCAAACCAAGGTGCCCGTACTGGAGAGGGAATCCCCTTCAAGCCATCTGCTACGAACTGAACTCTTGTTTCGTTTGGATTGTAATCTTCCACCCGCAGAAGATAAATAGCCGAATCCAGGTCTTTGTCTTCGTAGTATCCCTTGTCAAGCATTTCCACCTTTCCCGGCTCTGGCGTCGTGTAGAGGCCGAAATTCTCTTCTGGATTCATATACCAGTACAGTTCAATGGTCTTGGTTGTTTCCTTTTCCAGACAAATATTGAAGGGATGATTTTTGCCTAGCCAGTGCGTAGAGCTATAGACCACACAGTCTGCCACATCATGCACACTTCCCTCAATGCTGGCCGCAACAGAGTGGTCCACACGGCCAAACTCATCAAGCAGTACAGCAGTCCCACGACTACCAGCCGAAAAGTTTTCATTGGTGGTCTCTCCCGAAAAAGAAGAATTCGTAGCAGGGATAGTCAAAACCATATCTTTTCGATTTACCTTTGGATCATAGCCTGACAATTTCAGCCACCAGGAGGGAAGGCAATCGAATACGTTATCAACTTTTGCAAAGAGCGTATAAGGATCACCAGAATTATCTACGAGTTCTTTCTTTCGTGATCCTATAATAAAGTGAGAATATTCTTCTAACAAGGCTTTAGCAGCAAATACTTTACAGCAAAGTTCCGAAGCTCCCTGCTTTCTTGACTTATTCAACCCTGCATCAGTTTTGTTTCTTATGCACCAATCCAGGTCTTCGACTGCTGGAATCTGCTTTGGCCGCAAGATAAAAGGCTGATTACGCTCTCCAGGCGGTTTTTGAGGGTTCATCGTCCATGCTACTGAAGAAAAAAAGATCGGAAGGTACTCACGGCACATTGACAAGAACACCTTCTGAGCCGATTGATCTACCGCCAAAAATTTGTGAAGCTCAATCCGAAATAGCAGATTCTCGCGTAGGTCAGTAGGGATCGCTTTGAAAAAATCCTTAGGCGAATTGACCTTAGCCAGTTGTTTAAGAATCGGATTCAAATTCAGCCTCTACCTCAATTGCATCCAAAAGCTTCCCTGCAAATGATTTGATCTCATCCTCAGTATTTTGTTTGATTTCAATAACTTTCTTATTGATCTCAACTTTCTTTGTCTCAGAAAAGAATTCAGGCATTCGTGTAGCTAACAGGAACTTTAACAACGTTTCACTAGGATTGACTTTTTTAGTCGTTACCTTTTTATCCCCGCCCACAAACTTGAACTGCATCTCATTCCTGGTGTCATATCCACATGGCACCTTCTTCATAGTTTCCGTTACTTCATCGAAAGTTCCGCCCAAAGCCGCTTTTGCTGCTGCCGCAATCAGCTTTGCATTGGCGAGCCCCCCGGCCAGTTCAAGAAATTCATCAACTGTAGTACATTCCTTCTTAAGCTTTTCTAATGCCTTTACATCAGAATCCAGGCATCCCATGATTACGCCCAAAGAAGCTACATCAGGGCTGCCTTCCAACACTTCTTTAGTCAGCTTGGCTAGATGTTTTTCTTCAGTCGATTTTTTTCTTGGGCGTCCTATCGTGCTACTCCAAATCCTCTTTCCTTCTCCGAAGGATAGTCCGGGCTACGGCCTTCCCGTTTCATACACATAATGCACCACGCGTAATAGCCAGCCCGATCCTCAC